TAATGGTTGCTAAGTATGCTCTTGGTCATGGAATCCTAAGACCAGAATGTGCAGCTACTATTAAGCTATCTGCTTCTTAATTTCAATTTATAGGGTATCTTATTATTAGATACCCTTTTTTTATTATTATGACTAAAGAAAAAGAAGTAAATAAAATAACAGGAAGACCAGCAACATATTCTATAAAAGCTGGTGATAAAGTTTTTAACTTTAAAACTAAAAAACCTTTTGCTAATAAATTAAGAACTTTAGCAGCAGACATAGGTCAATCAATTAGAACACCATCTCGAACAATGAAAAATTCTGATGCAAAAATTATGACGGAAGCAATGAAAAAAGCAAAATTAAAAAATTTTAGAAGTACACTTAAAATAAAATAATTTTATTACCATGTATCATTCAAAGAAGAAAAAAAAGAAAGGTGGGAGAGACTCACTTAAGATTAAAAAGAAAGGATATTAATTATGTTTGGCAAGAATAAAAAGAAAAAAGGTATTCTTGGACTAGAAGGTCAAGCTTATGTTGATGCCTACAATCAAAAGATGAACGATACAGGTAAAACAACGCTTGCTGAAAAAGCTAGATTCGTAAAAGAAACAGCTAAGATTAGAAACAAAATGATTCAATCAGGAGGTATGTAATGGCTGTAGCTGCAACAACAGAACTTGAATGTATCAATATAATGTTGGCTGCTATAGGAGAAGCACCTATAAATAGTCTTGTCGGTACTCTTCCTGTTGATGCTCGTATTGCTCAATCAACCCTTAACGAAGTAAATAAATCTGTTCAATCAGAAGGCTGGTCTTTTAACACAGAAACAGATGTAACTCTTACAAGAGATGGATCTAATCAAATACATCTACCAATTAATGTTTTAAGAGTAGACGCTAATATACATCAACACCCAACCATTGACCCTATACAACGTGGTTTAAAACTATATGACAGGCAAAATAATAAGTTTGAATTTGATGAAGACTTGATTTGTACTGTTGTTTATTTTAGAGATTTTGATGAAATACCAGAACCAGCTAGGCATTATATGAATATATCAGCAGCAAGAAAATTTGTTGATAGGCTTGTAAGTGACCAAGCATTAAGAACTTATACATTAGGAGATGAACAAAGAGCTAGAGCAATATTGATGGAGACAGACCTAGCAAATGGAGATCATAATATATTAAGAGGAGATCCTTCTCTTACCAGTATCTTTGATACTTACAATCCTTCTAGTGCCTTAATTAGATAACTATGGGTGTTATATCAAGAGCTATACCTACATTATTGAGAGGTATATCGCAATCTTCTGATGCTTTGAAGCAAGCAGACCACGCTGACATACAAGACAATGCTGACAGTAATCCTGTTCTTGGCCTTACAAAAAGATCTGGTTCTCAATATCTAGCTAAAATTATTAACAATGCTTTTCTTGATAATGTTCACATACAAACTATAAACAGAGATGCTAGTGAACAGTATGTAGCAGTATTCAGTAATGGAAATGTAAGAGTTTTTGAGTTAGATGGTACAGAACTAACAGTAAACAAACCAGATGGCACGACATATCTAAACACTTCAAATCCTAGAAGTGTATTTAAAACAGTTACTATTGCTGACTTTACTTTTGTTGTTAATACAAGTATTACAACTGCTATGGATTCAGCAGTATCAAATAGTGCAAACAATATTACACAAGCAATTATATTTATAAACCAAGCAACAGCTAAAACAACTTATTCTGTGACTGTAGATGGTGTAACAGTTACAGATGACACTACTGGTAATGATCCCCTTTCAACTACAACTGTAGCTACTGACCTTCAAGGTGGATTAAATTCTGGTCTTACAGGATTTACTATTGCTAGAAATGGTCCTGTAATACACATCAAGAAAAATGATGGTAGTGATTTTTCAATAGATGGTAATGACTCTCAAGGTAATACTAAAATGACAATCATAAAAGATTCAGTGCAACAATTTACTGATCTTCCAAATGTTTCACCTAATGGATATGTAGTAGAAATAAAAGGAGATGAAGGTACAGACTTTGATAATTACTACGTTAAATTTACGACTAATAATGGTAATGCTTTTGAAGAAGGGCAATGGTCAGAAACAGTAGAAGCTGGCATACCTTTTAAATTTAATTACGACACAATGCCACACGTTTTAATACGTCAGGCTGATGGTAATTTTAGGTTTGCAAGAGTAGATGGAGATACATATACAATATCTGGAACTAATTTTACATTACCTAAATGGGGTGAACGTATTGTTGGTGATTTAGTATCTGCACCAGATCCTTCTTTTATCGGTAATAAAATTAATAATGTATTTTTCTTTAGAAATAGACTTGGATTTCTTGCAGCAGACAATGTAATACTTTCAACAGTATCAGAGTTTTTTAATTTCTTTCCAGAAACAGTTATATCAGTTTTAGATACTGAACCCATTGATGTAGCTGCATCTCATACAAAAGTTGCAATTTTAAAAAGTGCGGTGACTATGGGAGAAAAACTTATATTATTTTCTGAACAAACGCAATTTGTATTATCCAGTTCAGCAGATAACCTTACACCTTCTACAGCTAACGTGCTTGTACAAACTGAGTTTGAAAGTAATGCAGCAGCACAACCTGTAGGTTCTGGTTCTTCTATTTATTTTCTAACTAAAAAAGGTTCCTTTGCAGGTATTAGAGAATATATTATTGCAGGTACTCAACAAATTCAAGATGCTGCAAACACAACTATTCATGTACCAAAACTAATACCAAGTGGCATTTTTAAAATGGCAGTATCTAACAACCAAGATATTCTTGTTTTGCTTGGTACAGATAATCCAAATAAGTTATATGTAAACAGATGGTTATATGGAGAAGGATTTAGTAAAGCGTTGAACGCTTGGTTTACTTATACATTTAACAGTAATAGATCTATCTTAAATATTGATTTTATTGGTACTGATTTAATAATGGTCGTATCAGAAGCTAATAGTGTAACTCTAGAAAAAATACCATTTGAGACAAACTTTACAGAACCTAATGCAGACTTTGAATTTCATTTAGATCATAAAGTAACTGAAGCAACTACTGGTGTAACTGTTACTTATAACGCTAACACTAATCTTTCTACATTTACAGTTCCTTATAGGTTAAGAGCCAATATGAATATAGTTGGCAGATATACTGCTAGTAACGAAACAAGTACTTTTGTAGATGCTCAAGGCAATACAAAAACTCTTGTATCAGGACAAGCACTTACAACTACTAATGGAACTGATGGTACTACTTCTACAATTACAGCAGCAGGTGATTTTAGAAATAGTAAATTTATTATTGGTGAACCTTATGAAATGCACTATAGATTTAGTCAACAAAGATTAACTCAAGGTGGTGGAGGTGCTACTGAACTTATAAGTGGTCGATTACAAATACATCATTTTTATATTAAGTATGAAGATTCTGGTTTCTTTCAAGTTGAAGTAACACCTGAGAATAGAGACACATCTCTACATAAATTTACTGGTCGTTTGCTTGGTGCTGCTTCTGCTTCTATTGGTCAGATTAATTTAGATACAGGTACATTTAAAGTACCTATTATGAGCAAGTCAGACAGAGTAAGTATAGATGTAAAGAACAATACATTCTTACCTACCTTGTTAGCTAGTGCAGAATATGAAGGAGTATTTCACATGAGGAGTAGAAGAATTTAATGGGATATTTGAGAAAATCAAAACTATCAGATCTTAATTATGTATGTCAAAACATGAGACAAATGGATAGATTAGAAGGTTTATATCAGACAGGACAAGACCCAGAAGATGCCTTACGTTTGTCGTTTTTATTTGGTAAAACAATATTAACAATAGCTGGTGACGAGGATCAACCTATGGGCTTATGTGGAGTGCGTAAAGATGGTTGTATATTTATGATCTGTACTGATGAATTGTTTTCTAATAAAAAATATAAAATACAACTAATAAGAAAAGGTAGAGAATGGATAGACAGTTTGTTGAAATCTTATAAAGTCCTATATAATTTTGTATATGCAGAGAATTATACTGCTATAAAGTGGTTAGAAGCTCTCGGTTTTGTTTTTATAAATTATCACGAAAAGTATGGTCAACATGAAAAACCATTTTATGAATTTCTGAGGATTGCCTAAATGTGTTCTCTTGCTGCTGGTATTAGTGGAGGTTTAAATCTTTTTCAAGGTCTTGCCATGCAAGGTGCAGCAAAAGACGCTGCCAATCAAACTTATAATCAAGAAGTAGAAGGTGTAAAATCTGCTGAAGACAATAAAAGAAATAAACAATTAGCTTTAGCTGAACAAAAACAAGCAAAAAAAGCACAAGAAGCACAGAATGTATTTGCTAAAAATATAGAAAGCTTACAAGCAACAGCAACTTTATTATCAACAGGAAGAGTTGGTAATACTATAAATTTATTAGTCATGGATCAAGCAAGACAAGCAGGTAATTATAGGGAATCTGTAAGACAAACATTAGAATCGTTTGCTAGACAGTATGATAGAAACATACAATCTACAGAATCAGAATATCAAGGCATTAGAAATCGTTTAAGAAGTCGCACAATTAACGCATATAACCAAATACCTTCAACAGGATCAATTCTTTTAGGTGCTGCTACAAGTGCCTTTAATACTGAACTTGGTTTGGAAGATGGATTCTTTTCTTAAATTATGACTTCAAGTTTTCAAAGCACAGCAGGGCAAATTTTTGATTCACCTGTCAATACTTTTGTAGAGCCTGTTACTGCTATACGAAGAAGTAGCATGGCAGATTTAGCAGAAATTTTAGCAACAGTTAATCCAGTTCTAACAAATTTTGCAGTTCAAAAAACTGAGCAACAAAGAGCTAAACAAAAAGCAGAAGGTGAGCTTATTGTTACAATGGCAAATCCCGAAAGAATACAAGAAATTACTAATGCTTTAGCTAGTAAAGATAAAACAGCTATAAAAGATTTAATTGGTAGTAATTATTTTGTAAGAACAGGTGTAGAAAAAAGAATTGCAGAACTGCAAGGTCTATCTCAAGAAGGTAAAATAAATGAATTTTTAACTACTTATAGAGTTCAAAAAGAAAAAGATGGTGCAACTAGATCTATACCTTTAAATGAATTTAGTGTTAATTCACCAGAGTTTCAAGAAGCAATGCAGAAGTTTCAACAACAAGAAGTTGCTGACTTAACTGGTATTAGACAATCGTTTATAAATCAATACTTTTTACCAAAACAAGGCATTGCAATTCAAGGTGCTTTTTCTCAACAACAAAAAGATCACAATGAATTTAATGTAAAAATTGCATCTGATACTTTAAATGACAGTATTATTAGTAATTTTTCAGCAATAGATTTTGATGACGTAGAAGATATAGATGTAACAAATCCAAACTCACCTATAAATGTTGCTATAAGAAACATACAAAATGAAATTAATTATCAAGTTGCATTAGGTCTAGTAAAAAGTGTATCGCCTACAGAATTAGCAAAAACAGTAACATCACAAGCAGAACAAATATTTTTAATTAATCAAAGAAAAGGTAAAAGTGGTGTTGTTGCAGTAGAAGATTTTTATAATGTTATATCTAAGTTACAAGTAGGTCCAGAACAAGATGTAAAAGTTGGTGTTGATAAAGAAGGTAAACCTATATTTGAAAAAAGACGAGCAACACTAGCAAAGTTTCTTGGTGAGGATTGGAATAAAATGAAAGCTAGATTAATAAATGCAGAAGAAAGTTATGACAAATTTAAAGAAAATAAATATTTAAAAGTTATTACACCAAGAATAGAAAATGCTTTAAAGGATTTTGATTTTACAAATGAAGATGGTACAAGAAATACAAAAGCTTTAGAAACTTTAGGTTCTGTATTTGGTGAAAAGTATAGAGAACCTTTTTTAGAAGCTATAGAAAACTTAGATGTATCAAGAGATGATTTCTTTGATGAGTTTGATATAAGAATTATAAATAAAGATTTTGTTTCTCCTTTGTATGCTTTGCGTGAATTAGAAGAATTTAGAAAATCTTTAGGTACAACAATTACAGAAGAAGATAAAACAAGATTAAATAATGCAAAAGAACAAATTGTAAAATTATTAGGTAAAGATGTTCTAGGAGTTCAAAGAACAAAAATTAACGACATTATTAAACAAGCAGGTACTTTATTAGGTAAAGATAATTTTGATAGTAGTTTTTATAAAGAAGAAACTTCTTTATATTATTCTGATGCTACAAATGCTCTTAATAAAAAAATTGTAGAGATTTCTAAAAATGCAGATGAATTAACTGCACAAGAATTTGAACAACAAATAAATGCAGCATTGCAAGCTTATACAGTTGATATATATAAAATTAATAATGAAAATTTAGTAGGTACTGATAAAGCATATAAATTAAAAACAAACTCAATATGGAATGAAGGTAGAAGACAATATGAATCTGAAGTACCTTTTGACGATAGAAGTTTTGAGAATTTTGAAAGACAAAAAACTAATGAAGAAAAGCTAGAAGAAAAAAGATTACAACTAGAAAAGGAAGCAGAAGAAAAAAAACGCATAGAAGAAAAGAAAAAAGAAACACCAAAAGAAGAGAAAACAGGTATTAGACAGGGTATTTTTGACTTTTTTAAACCTAAAGATGTAAGTCAAAACACCAACAACCTTGCTACACAGTTTGTAAGTCAACTACAGGATTATGGTATTAGTGAAGATGATGCAAACAATCTTGTAGATACTTTTGCTGCTAGTCTTAACCTACCTATTTCTGGTGGTGAAGATATG